AAACAAGCAGTTGCTATTGCTTTGTCAGAGGCTGGTATGACTAAGCCTAAGAAAAAGAAATGAAAACTGGACTGTACGCAAACATCCACGCTAAGCGTAAGCGTATTGCTGAAGGCTCTGGTGAAAAGATGAAGAAGCCTGGAACTAAAGGAGCACCTACAGCAAAAGACTTCAAGGATGCAGCTAAGACTGCTAAAAAGAAATGAAGAAAGACCCTAGACTAGAAAGAGCTGGTGTGTCAGGGTTTAATAAACCTAAGCGTACACCAGGACATCCTACAAAGTCTCATGTCGTTGTTGCTAAAGACGGTGATCAAGTTAAGACTATTCGTTTCGGACAACAAGGTGTGTCAGGGTCTCCAGAGGGTACTGCTAGGAATAAATCTTTCAAAGCTAGACATGCTAAGAACATCGCTAAAGGTAAGATGTCTGCGGCATATTGGGCTGATAAGGTGAAATGGTAATGGCTACCTATTTAGATTGTGTTAATGGTGTACTGCTTAGGATGCGTGAGACAACCGTATCCACAGTCATTCAATCAGACTATTCATACCTTATTGGTGCAATGGTCAATGAAACCAAGCGTGAGATTGAAGATGCTTGGATGTGGTCTATTCTACGTACCACAAAGACAATCAATACGGTTAACGGTACACAGAACTATGCAATTACAGGTTCTAATCCAAGAACTAAGCTGTTAAAGGTTTACATACCTACACTAAAGCGTGATCTGGTACAAGCTTCACAGGATCAGATGCATAGTTGGGTAAATATGCAAGGTACAGTGACAGGTGGTCCTCAGTACTTCTCTATTGGTAACTCTAATACCAGTGGTGAGATTACGTTAGATCTTTGGCCTATACCTGATCAGGCTTACGCAGTTAAAGTAGACTGTGTTGTTCCTCAAGCAGATCTAGTTAATGATCTTGATGTCATCTATGTACCTTCTGAGTTAGTTATTCAAGGTGCTTATCTACGTGCTATCAATGAACGAGGAGAAGATCAAGGTAGGTTGTCCGAACAGCAAGCAGAACTCTATCGTAAAGCAGTAGCAAGTTATATCTCTATAGAGGCTGCAAGGTACGAAGATGAAACTACTTGGAACTGGGTATAATGGCAGCTCCTATAAGACCAGTTAGCCTTGTTGCTCCTGGCTTCTATGGTTTAAACACACAAGACTCTCCTATTACACTCCCTAAAGAGTTTGCTCTTAGGGCTGAGAATGCTGTTATTGATCAGTATGGTCGTATAGCAGCCCGTAAAGGATGGGTAAAGGTAAACACTACTGCTGGTTTTAACAACACTGAGCCTACTGTTTTATACGAAGTTATCAAAACAAGTGGTTCTACTGAGATTGTATCTATTGGTGATAATAAGATATTCACAGGTACAACAACCCTTACACAGGTCTACAACGGTACAACGTGGACAGCACAGAATTGGAAAGCTGTTAACTTCAACGGACATACGTACTTCTTCCAACGTAACCATGATCCTTTAATGTATGATCATGCAGCTAATACATGGATATTAGTATCAGCTCACGGAGGCTATTCAGGTACTGTACAGTTAGGTAATGAAGTGTTGTCAGCTTACGGTCGCTTATGGGTAGCTGATACAACAACGAACAAGACTACTGTATGGTGGTCAGATACCTTATCCGGTATGAAATGGTCTGGAGGTGCTTCAGGCTCTGTAAGCATTGAATCAGTACTTACAAACGGTACTGACAGTATTGTAGCTCTAGCAGGATTTAATGGCTTCCTAGTCATATTCTGTAAGAAGACCATCATTGTTTATTCTGGTGCTGATGGTGATCCAACATCAGATCTAAAGCTAGTGGAAGTTATTGATGGTGTTGGTTGTATTGCTAGAGATTCGGTACAGGATGTAGGCACTGATATCTTCTTCTTATCTGATACTGGTGTTCGTAGCTTAGGTAGGGTTATTCAAGAGAAGTCACCACCTTTGTTCGATATTTCCAGGAATGTCAGAGATCAATTAATACTTGACGTATTGACCAATAACGACTATGATAATATCCGTTCAGTTTATCACGAACGAGATGCTTTCTATCTACTGACACTACCCACTAGAGGTATTACCTACTGTTTTGATCTCAAGCAACGTATACAGGATGGATCTTGTAAAGTAACTCAGTGGATGTATGCTCCTAAGTCTTTACTGTCTACACGTAGCAGAGAGATGTATCTAGGTAGATCAGGATACATTGGACGCTACTACGGCAATACAGACGATGGTAGCAGCTTTAGATTCCTTTACTATACCTCTCATCTTGATGCTGGTGATTCTTCTATCATTAAGATACTGAAGAAGGTTAATACCTTAACAGTAGGTGGCGCAGGAACTAATGTATTTCTTAAGTGGAGTGTAGACTACGGTACAGACTATCGTAGTGCTTTATGGACGTACCCTAATGTTGTCCGCTCAGAATACAATGTATCAGAATACAACATTGCTGAGTACAACGCAGGTATTACCATTAATCCAGTACCTAAGCAGTTCCAAGGCTATGGACAAACTATTGGTGGTGCTGGTAGGGTGTTTCAATTAGGTATTGAAGCAGATATCAGTAACGATGCTTTCTCTGTTCAACAAATGGATATTTTTGTTAAAGCAGGTAGGACAATCTAATGAGTAACTATACCAAAACCACAAACTTCGCAGCTAAGGACACACTACCGTCTGGTAATCCTAGTAAGATTATCAAAGGTACTGAGATTGATACCGAATACAACAACATCGCCAGTGCTATTACATCCAAGGCTGATGTTGCTTCCCCTACTTTTACTGGTACAGTGACGCTTCCCACTGGTGGTGTTGTGTACGATGATGGGACTTATTAATCATGGCGATTCCTGCTCTCCCAAGTAATTGGTCATTGTTTTCTCCAGACAATAAAGTAACTTGGTTCAAAGACAATGGTGTAACAACCTACGATCTTCTGCAAGCAGGTTGGATACAACCAAGTGACGTATATTGGTTTGCTGAACGTGGTATGGGCGATGGTAGTCCTCCGCAAGCACCTGTGGTAAACCAACCAACTACTTCGAATACTATACAACAAGAGAATGTTTATACACAGCCTTCTGAGCCTGTGTATGAAGAACCTGTATATGAAGAGCCTGTATATACACCTCCTAGCTATACACCGCCAGCACCAAAAACTTATAGTTTGTTCGGACTAACCTGGGATCCAGCAGCATCGTTATCGACTAAGCAAGGTTACATCGATACACTACTTAGTCAAGGACGTACACCAACAGAGATTCGTAATGCTATCAAGGCTATTGAGCCTTCAGTATCTAATCAAGAGTTTAGTCTTTTAGGTGTATCTCCGTTGATGACTGACCAAGCTATTATGAATAGCTATATGGTTCCTCAGAATACACTAGATTCTGTTGTTAACAGTTTAGTCAACAATCTAAACACTAACGGACAGAATGTAGCTCAAACAGCTAAGACCTATGGTTTAACTGCTGATGACTTGTCAGGACTAACTGGCTTACCTACTAGTCAAATCAACCAATACTTCTTAGCCTCTGGTTTACCTCAAGGCACTATCTTAACTGGTGATGTACAGCGTACTACAGGTACTGAAAGTATCAGACAACTTAGTACTGGTGAAGACCGTACCATTGAACAAGCTATTGGTACCAGAGATGGTAAGATTGTTGTTCAGCAGTATGATGCTTATGGTACACCAACAGGAACTCGTTTAGCTGAACCTAACGCCCCTGAATGGCAGGGCTGGTTACAAGCTGCTGGTATCACATTAGGTGCTATTGGCCTAAGTAACTTAGCAACTACTGGCTCTGTTCTTGGTGGAACAACTACCACAGGAGCAACGACAGGGGCTACAACAGGAACAACTGCTGGAGCTACAACAGGAGCCGCTACTGGTGGTACACTAGCAACAGATACTGGATTACTTAGTGGTGCCGGTACTGGAGCAACTACTGGGGCTACTACAGGGGCTACTACGGGGGCTGCCACAGGAGCAACTACAGGAGCTGGTACTGGAGGTGCTTCGTTAACTGTAGCATCAACCCCATTAGCCACAACAACTGGCGCTGGAACCGCAGCCGCTGTTGGTGGTGGTTTGTTAGGTGGTGCGTTAGCTACGACAGGTGGTACAACAACAACAACACCTACGACAACAACTACGACACCTACAACAACAACAAACACACCAACGACAACAGAAACAGGAGCAACCGCTGGAGCCGCTGCTGGTGGTTTGTTGTCACCATCAACACTAGGTACCTTAGCTACTGGTTTAGTTAACGGTTTAACGAACACTAATGCACAGAACATCTTAGGTGGTTTGATTAGTTCTGGTGCTAACTTAGCAATGGTTCAGGATGCTGCTGATAAACTACGTCAGCAAGGACAGTTAACACAAACAGAATACGCTAACTTAGCTAATCGTCTTGGTGGTCAATACAATACACTAGCTACACAAGCAGAAAGCAAGGTAGGGGAGTTTACACCATTTGGCGTTACTGGTTCTTTGTTCGGTACTACGTACAATCCTGCTACAGGTACTGTTAACACAGCCTTGACTGAAGATGCTAGAGCAATGTATAATCCGTTTGCTCAAGCAGCTATGCAGTCTGCACAGGCTGCTAACATGACTAATGTTGATCAGTTAAGTAGAGACTACTACAATAAACTATCAGCACTATCAGCACCAGAGATTGAACGTCAACGCTTAGCTACAGAGGCTAGATTACGTGCTCAAGGTAGATTGGGTGTAAGTGGGTCAGCTTTTGGTGGTTCTTCACCAGAGTTGTTAGCACAAGAGCAAGCTATAGCACAGCAGCAACTACAACGTGAACTACAGTCTAGACAGGCTGCATTGGGTGAACGTGGTACGTTACTTGGTCAAGGTGCTGCAGCATTGGCACCTATTCAGAATCTAACCCAACAACAGCTACAACAAGCTCAGTTGTCCGGTCAGTTAGGCCAACAAGCACTAGCAGGAAACATTGCTCAAACAAATGCTTTCCTACAGCCTTCTATGGCTGGTTTAACAGCACAAGGTAATCTACAGAGTCTTGGCTTAGCTGGTAATCTACAAGCTCAACAAGAGGCTCTAGCAGGCTTGTTAGGGGCTAGGCAGAACGTAGCTAACCAAGTGTTAGGTAATACTGGTGCTGTTGGCGGTATGTTCGGTAATCTACTTGGTGGTTTATTGAATACACCAACATCAGGTTATGACCAAGCCACCTTAAATGCGTTAGCTCAATCAGGTGCTGGTGTTGGTTATAATGGTTTTTCGATCTAAGGAACAATAATGGCACAGCAACAAAGTCTATTTGGTCCAAGCATCTATGATGTACAACAACAGCAGATGCAACAGGATCAAGCTAATGCAATAGCACAGGCTAGATTAACACCATACCAGAGTATCAGAGCTGGTATGGGTATGGCTGGTACACAGGCTGGTAGAGCTATTGGTGGTTTGTTCGGTGTGGAAGATCCTAAGCTGAAGGAAGCTGCAGCTAGGCAGGAATTAAAGAATGCTATCTCAGCACAATGGGATGGAGAAGACCCTGCTGAAGCCTATAAGATCATGGCTAGAGAGGCTACAAGGCTTGGTCTAACACAGGAAGCTATCGCTGCTGCTGCACAGGTTAAGGCTGCTGAAGAGTCTAAGACGATGGGTGAGCTTAAGCGTGGTTTGTTAGAGGCTCAAACAGGTCAAGCAGTTGCAAGAGGTAAACAAGCAGAGGCTCAAGCATTAGTTGCTGGTAAACCTAAACCTTCTGACTTAGGTGCGTTACAGGCTGAGAGAAGTGCTCTACGTACTCGTATGCAAAACTCTACGAGTGAGTTAGAGAAAGTAGAGTTACAACAGCAGATTAATGAGATTGACGCTGCAATTGCAATGAAGACCACAAGAGAGGCTAAAGAAAAAACACCTCCTTCAGTAGGCGCAGAAGCAGAGCGTAAAGCTCAATCAATGTTTGGTAAACCTTTTGGTGATTTAACACAAAAGGAAAAAGAGCAAGTTGATAGGGCTGTTGAAGAGTCGTCTAGGGGTAGACAATCTATTAACATTGACATTAAGCAAGGCCAAGGCATAAACGCAGCTAAGGTAAAACGTCTTGATGAACTTGAACAAGCTGCTGTTAATGCAGATTCATCTATTTCTAATGTAGGTGCTTTAAGTTCTGTGTTAGGTAATGCATTTACAGGTGTTGGTTCAGGTGCTGTATTAAAAGCAGGTCAAATTGCTAATGCTTTTGGTGTACAAGTTACAGGGACTTCAGAGACAGAACAACTTAATCAATTACTAGCTAAGTTAGCTCAAGGACAAGCACGAACACTTCCTGGTTCTTTGTCTGAAAAGGAACTAATGTTTTTAAGAGAAGCTATTGGAACTGGTGGAATGACAAGACAAACGCTACAAGCTATGTTAAATCGTATGCGTGTAGATGCTATTGCTGATAAAGAAGCTTACAAAGATGCTTTTGCTTTTCAACGTAGTGGTGGTAATTTGAATGATTACGATTTCGCCACTAAACGAACAGATGCTAGAAGAAGAGCACAACGTATAAATGATTTGTTAGATAAAGCTACTCCTGAACAGCGTAGACAACTAGGATACTAACATGGCAACAGGTCTTTCTCCACAAGAGTTAGATGAACTTAAATCTTTATTAGGTTCACAAGGAACACCAGCACCTACACAACCAACATCGGTTATGGAGGGTGCTAAACAACCTGGAAAAACATTCACTGATTTAGCCATAGAAGCCTTACCTGATGTTGGTGGTTTAGCTGGTGGTATTATTGGGGCAGCTACAACACGAACACCGCAAGGGGCTATGACAGGTAGAGCATTAGCTCAACAGGCTGTAAGAGGTGTTATTGGGTCTGGTATTGGTGCAGCAGGTGGTACGGCGTTAGAAGCTGGTATTAAGTCTGCAATGGGTATGCCAGAGCCTTTAACAAAGACAGCAGCAGACATGTTGTCTAACTCTGTCACTAATATGGCTTTAGATGCCACAGGTAACGTAGTCTTTAACATGCTTGGTAAAACTTTCCGTGTTACTAAGGATGCAATGACTAAGGCTGGTGTACTTCCTCCTATGGATGCTTCAGCTCAAGAGTCTAAGAGGGTTGCTCAAGAGTTACTACAGAAGTATGGTGGTACGTTAACAGAATACCAAATCACTGGATCAACAGGTGCTAAAGTCAGAGAAGCAGTTGCTCGTAGTGGTTTGTCAGGACAAAGTACATTTGATAAATTAGCTGAAACAAACCTTAATGCTTTAAGACAAGAAAGAGATACGATCTTAGAAAGTGTAGCGTCTGACGCTTTACCTGCTTTACAGGCTGGTCAAGGTGTTAGAGATGTTGTACAGTCAGCAAACACAAGATTATCAGAGCTTGTTCAGCCTTTTTACGAACAAGAATTACCAGCAAGAGGGTTTAACGTTGGTGTAAACTTAGCTCCTATAAAGTCTAAAGCTTTTGAATCATTGAAGAGAGCTGAAAAACTTACTGAGACAGGAGATCCCGCTACTGTATATGGACCTGATGTCGCTAGAGTACTAAATGACATCAGTAATATATCTGCTGATGTATCTTTTGCAGAAGCACATCAACTAAGATCTATCCTAAATAATCGTCTTCGTGATCTTAAAGTAGAAGTAGGTAAGAATAGTCCTGTAGTTGCTGAGCTGTCTAAAGCAACCAAAGCCATCGATGATGCAATGGACACAGCAGCAAAACAAATGGACCCTGATTTGTTAGCTCGCTACCGTGGTACACAGCAGTTCTACAGAGAATCTTTAGAAAAACTATTCCCTGATACTGTCCTTAAGATCCTTGTTAAAGAACCAGAAAGAATTGGTGAAGCTATTTATAGGTCAGGTAATCAGTCTGAGATTAGAGCCATTAAGGATGCTTTAGCACAGGCTAAGAAGATTGATCCTGCTTTAGATAGTACAGCTTTACAACAAGCATTGAATAGAGGTTATGTAGAATCTTTCCTAGGCGAACAAGGTGCTGAGAACACGCTTAAAGAGTTTGTTGCTATAGGCGATAAACTTAGAAAAGATCCTAAGTTTAAGCGTACCTTTGAAGAAGCTCTAAGCCCTGAAGCACAAAACAGTATCAAAGCACTTAGTTCTACAGCAAACATTAGCTCTAAAACACCAGGATCAGGTTTGTCATTGTTTGTTGCAGGTAAACAAGCTGACGCAGTATCCTCATTTGCAGCTCTTGCAGGTACTGGTGTTGCCTTTGCTCAAGATCCTTTACTAGGTGCTGCTGTTGGTGCTGGTGTTCTTATCACTCCAAAGATCTTAGCAAAGATTGCTACCAACCCTAAAGCAGCTAGTCAGTTAGCTGGTGTTGAAAAAGAGATTAGTAAGGCTGGTATGACAGGTGCTGTAGCAGCTAAGCTACTAAAGATATACAATGATGCTAAGGTAACTACGTCTGATTTTGGTGAAGCACAGCCTGCAACACAAGATCAACCACCTCAAGGTTTAACACCTCAAGAGATGGAAGAGATGCAGAGGCTTCTTAATCCTCAGCCAGCTAGGCCACAACCTCAGAAACAATCTAGCCTTGTTCGTGACGTAATGGGAGCTTTCATCCATGTTTGAACTCATTGGTGCTCTTATCGGTGGTGTATTTAGGTTAGCCCCTGAAGTACTGAAGATCTTAGATCGTAAGTTTGAAAGAGAACATGAGCTAAAGAAGTTAGACGTTGAAGTCTCTATTGCTAAGATGCAAGCAGAGTTTGCTCTACAGCAGGGACATCAACGTCTACAAGAGCATGAATTAGATGCTATAGGCGAAGCATTCAAACAACAAGCAGAGTCTGATAGCAAGGCTTGGAAGTGGGTGGCGTCACTATCTGCTTTGGTTAGACCAGCAGTGACATACTGGTTTGTAGCTTTCTATTCAGTGGTTAAAGCTGCTGGACTATACCTAGCTTTTCTTCAGGGTGGTTCATGGACAGCAGTTCTGTTATCAGGTTGGACTGACTACGATGAAGGTATGCTGTCACTGATATTAACTTTTTGGTTTGTTGGTAGGGTATGGGAATCAAAGAAGTAATCGCCATCGCTGAACCGTTAATCAAGAGATTCGAAGGATGGAGAAGTAAACCCTATCTGTGCAGTGCTAATGTCCCCACCATAGGCTGGGGATCAACCATGTATGAGAATGGTGATAGGGTTACCTTAGATGATCCTGAGATAACAAAAGAAAGAGGACAGGAATTGTTCGAACTTGATGCAGAAAGATTCCTACTTCAAGTCTACAAATCCTGTCCAGTGTTGACGAAACACCAAAATAAAGCTGCTGCAATACTTAGCTGGACTTACAACTTAGGACCAGCTAGACTCCGATCATCCACGATGCGAACAAGGATAAACAAAGAAGAATGGGAGGAAGCTGTTCAAGAACTAAAGCGTTGGAATCTTGCAGCAGGTAAAGTAACCAAAGGCCTTGTTCTTCGTCGTGAAGCAGAGGCGACATTATTCCTCCTTAGCCCATCCAAAAACAAAACTGAAGATGGCAATGTTAACGAAGACAAAGAACCCTTCCAGAAGAACCTCAGATCCGTCCTCATCAGCTACGACAAAATCATCCGAGTAACAAATCCCTAACATAAACCCTGGTAAAAAAGACCATCCATAGATATTCGGCATAGTTTTCCTTAGTGACCTTTATAGACCCCTTTGCAGGGGTCTTTTTTTATCTAGATCTCACACACTCCCGCTACACAGGCTAACTGCTGTGCGCCTTCAACATTATCATCATTCTCTTTTAAATCATCCCAATTGATGTTAACAGGCATTTGAGCCAGCAAAGCTTCATAGTCTTCCTTGCTGCATGTCTCATAAGGTGCTTGCCTGTACGTACCACCATCCATTGGCAGGAATGATACACCAGTGCAGATATCAAAGTTATCATACACCCAAGCCCCTACTGATGGCCAATCATTTTCATTCACTGAGATAGTCACTGAAGGCTTATGTTCGCACCAATGAAGTTGATATACACGCCATAGATCAAGATGAGATAAAGCATCAACATCATCCCTAGTGATAGCACCTTCAGGAGCCTTCATAGGAAATGAGAACACGGTAGTGCTATCTGGCCTCATCACACAAGGTTCACTAGGAATACCTTGAGCAATCATAAACGCCGTAAGAGGGTCTTTTTTGTCCGATCTAACCCGTCTAATGTAATACGCAGCATGTTGTGGGTGAATTCCAGAAGCAGTCCCACACAGCTGAGAAACAGTACCAGAAGGCTTAACGCAAGTGATCGCAGCAGAGACGGGAATCCCCAAAGCACTCGCCGTAACTTCATTAGCAATAATTGCTTCATTTTTTAACATCTCCAATCTTGCTGGTAACGCTTTATCATGAGGATCATTCAGTAGCTTATGATCATAGATACCTGTTAGTGATACACCTAATAGACGCTCTTCAGCAGTGTTCTTTTCCCAGATCTTACGTAGGTATGGGAAGGTAGTCATCGTGCTCTGCCAAGTGCCTAGAATCGATGCTACACGTACTTTGTACATCAAGTCCTCAATACCGTCTGTATCACGAACAATGACCTCTGTGAGGTTACAGAATTGGTAAGGACGTAAGATAATCTCTGAGCAAGGATTCGTACCAAAGTCATGGTTAGGATCTCTACGGCCATTGATAGCTGCTTGCTTCTTCGATGCATCTCTGTTAAAGA